GGACCGCACGTCAATCGGTTGGGAGGTACACGAACGGGCCCGGAAGATCAAGGAAGGTATTATTGAGGATCCGACATTTTTGCCCGTGATTTATTCGGCGGATGAAGATGACGATTGGACTGATGAAAAAGTTTGGGCGAAGTGTAATCCTTCGCTGGGACATATACTGAACCTCGAGGAATTCCGCGAGCACTGTAAGTTGGCTCAGGAATTACCATCGGAAGAAAATAATTTTCGACGGTTCCGGCTCGATCAGTGGACGCGGCAGGAGACTCGGTATATCCCGATGGACAAATGGCGGGGGAATTGCGCGGAACCGTTTAACCCGGAGATGTTGCGCGGACGACCTTGTTGCGGTGGTTTAGATTTGGCCTCGATTCAGGACGTAGCTGCGTTTGTTTTACTCTTCGAGGTAGATGGTGAGACCTATTGCCTACCAAAGTTTTGGGTTCCGAAGGAGAACATCGAACGGCGCAGCCGGCGGGACAATATACCGTATGATGTTTGGGAGCGGCAGGGATACATCACGGCCACACCCGGTAATACGATTGACTATGACTATATTGAAAACGAGATTGAGGAGCTTGGTAAAGAATACCAGATCCAAGAGATTGCCTATGACCGCTGGGGTTCGGCGCAGATCATCCCGCATCTGGAGATGATGGGATTCACAGTTTTGGTTTTCGGGCAGGGCTGGAAATCTATGAGCAATCCTACAAAGGCGATGTTACGGGAAATCTTGAAGGGTACGTTGCGACACAACAACGATCCAGTACTGACTTGGATGGCGGATAATCTGATGGTGATGACTGATGCGGCTGCTAACGTGAAACCCGATAAAGAGAAATCTACGGAAAAGATTGATGGTATCACAGCTCTGATCATGGCACTGGATCGGCTGCAGCTTCATCCTGAACCGAAAAAGGTGGAAATATGGGCGGTGTGACTTTACTTAATAGAATTTCTTCTGCATACAAAGCATTCCGTTCTGGGTGGGCGGATAAATGGTAGGTATACGTATTTGGATTATCCGAGTTTTCAAAACCGCCAGTTCCTTCCGTTACTACCGGAACGGATGGTGAGATACGACAACAAGGCGAGGGTTTATATTTATCGGTTGCCCAATGGTGTTCTGTTAAATATCCCAAAAGAGAAGATGCTGCACATCCCGCATATCAGTATGGATGGTGTTCAGGGAAAAGGTATAGTGCATTACGCCCGGGAGTCCCTTGGGCTTACCAAGGCGCAGGATGAGTTTGCATCTACTTTTTTTGGAAGCGGGATCCACCCCGGAGGATTTGTTGAGGTTGAACACGCACCGGATGAGGAAACTCGAAAAGGTTTACAGAAGGACTTTAACGAGAAATATGCCGGATTGGGAAAAGCTTGGAAGTTTATTTTCGTTACCGGGGGAGCCAAGGTTAAGGAATCGGAGGTTGATGCTTCTAAGGCACAGGCCCTAGAGTCCCGGCAGTTCTCAGTAGTAGAAATTGCCCGGTGGATGAATCTTCCCCCGCACATTTTGCGGGATCTGATACGGGCGACGTTTTCCAATATTGAGCAACAGTCTTTGGAGCTGGTTGTCTATTCGTTGCTTCCGCTTGCCACGCAGATCGAACAGGCCATGAATATTGCACTGTTTGACGATGTGGAGCGGCGTACCCACTACGTCAAGTTTGAGCTCAAGGGACTTTTGCGCGGTGACTTACAGGCGCGGACGGCATTCTATACCGCCATGATTGATCGGGGTATTTTCAATGCGGACACGGTGCTCGGTCTTGAGGATATGAACCCGCAGCCGGGGGGATTGGGCCAAGTATATGTGATGCCGTTGAATATGGTGAACAAGGAAACGATCACCTCGGCTCCGCAGCTCAAGATTGAAAGTGAGTCTATAGCCAAGAGGACCGTTCAGAAAAGGAGTGCTGCTTTACGGCGACGGACGACGATTGCTTATAAGCCGAAGTTTGAGCAGTTTGCGAAACAGCTTGTCAAGAAAGAAGTCAGTGCGGTACGGGCTGCGGTTAAGAAGATGCTGGATGAACACGCTGCAGCGGATTTCAGTCTTTGGCTGGATGATTTTTACCAGGATTTTCCGACGCAGGTCCATAAACTGGTGGCCCCCCTGGTTTCTTCTTATGCAACCGCCATTTTACCGATTGCACAAGAAGAGGCGGGGAGCGATGCCGAGATCAATTTGGAGTATACGGACTTTCAGCAGAAATACGGAGAGACATTTGCTCAACGGCACACCATATCTTCTAAGGCGCAACTTCGATCTGTTATCCGGAAGGCGGAAGCCGAAGGCACCCCCGCGATAGAGGCGCTTGAGCAACGGTTGGGTGAGTGGGAAGAGAAGAGACCGGGAAAAATTGTGATGCAGGAAACCGTTCAGGCGGAGAATGCCTTTACGCGGTCTGCGTTTGCTCTGTGTGGTGTTGCGAAGATTATGTCGGTGGCTTATGGAAAAAGCTGTCCGTATTGTCAGGAGCTGGATGGAAAAGTGATCGGGATTGAGGAAAACTTTCTTACTCCCGGAGATTTTCAGCCCGAGGGGGCGGAGAAACCCTTGACGGTAACGAGTAATCATAAGCACCCGCCCTATCATGCCGGGTGCGATTGCGGAATAACAATAGGCTAGGAGAGGAATATGAAAAAGAAGATTACAGGGCCGGAACGCCGATACTTGCCATTTACACAGGAGATGCGGGTTGTTGAGGACGATGACAAGATGATTATCGAAGGGTATCCGATTGTCTACGGCGTTTATGCTGATCTTTGGGGTTTCCGGGAGGTCATCAGGAAAGGGGCGGCTACCAAGGCGCTTGAGATATCTGACGAGATTGTACTTTGGGATCACGAATCCTCTAAGCCGATGGCCCGCCGAAAGAACGGGACACTGGAGGTGAAGGAAGATGACCACGGTGTATTTATCCGGGCCGATGTCTCAAAGACCGTATGGGGCCGGGATGGATACGAGGCTGTCAAGAATAAGGTGATCGATAAAATGTCTTTTGCTTTTACGGTTACTGAAGACCGCTGGCACGATGACAAAGCCGGAGACAAGGGGGTCATGACCCGCGAAGTTATCGAGTTTGCGGAGTTATATGATTATTCGCCGGTCAGTTATCCGGCATACAAGAAAACAAGCGTGGATGCGCGTTCTAGAAAATTGGCATTTCAACACAAGTCGGCTTCGGAAGCGTCCGAAAAAGACGGTGCAGCGGCACTCGCAGAAGTGGTTGAAGGTCAAAACGAGATTGCGCGGACACGAAGTAGAGTATCTTCATATCTTACAGAAGGAGAAAAAAATGGAGAATATCTTCATATCTTACAGAAGGAGAAAAAAATGGAGAATGATTTGAGACAACTCATGCGCGAGCATGATGGACTGTTGGCGAAACGACAGGCTTTTTACGATAAGGCTATCGAGGAAAAACGTGGCCTCACCGACGAAGAGAAAGCCGAAGACGAGCAGCTTAAAACACGGGCCGACGAGATGGCGGCCAACATCGACAATCTGAAGGAAATCCAGAACCAGCGGGCGGGGAATCCCCCGGAGGCCGAGGCAGAACTGCGCGAAACGCAGCAGCTCCAAGATCCGAATCAGGCCCGTGCCAACGAACAGAAATGGCCTGGTGGTTTCGGCGAGTTTCTACAGGCGGTTGCCCGGGCTGGGATGTCCGGTGGCCCAGTAGATCGCAGGCTTGTGATGTCCGCTGAAGAGCGGCAGATGGGCATGTCCGAGGGTGTACCTTCGGATGGCGGTTTTTTGGTTCAGACCGATTTCATCACAGAGCTACTCAAGCTGACCCATGACAGCGCTGTATTGGCACCGAAGACGCGGCTGATTTCTGTTGGCCCGAATTCCAACGGATTGACCATCAACGCGATTGATGAGAAGTCCCGAGCCACTGGTTCACGGTGGGGCGGGGTACGAGGTTACTGGCTGGGAGAGGCTGCGGCTAAAACCGCTTCTCATCCTACGCTGCGGCAGATGGAGCTGAAGCTCAAGAAAATGGCGGCCCTTTGTTACGCCACGGACGAGAGCTTGCAGGATGCGTCAGCGCTGGAGGGGATTATTCGAATGGCATTCAGCGAAGAGTTTGCTTTCATGCTGGACGATGCTATTTTCGAGGGGAACGGTGTAGGTCAGCCCCTGGGTATCATGAACAGTCCCGCCCTTGTAACGGTAGCTGCGGAAGTTGGACAGCCCGCAAACACGATCCTGTTTGAGAATATCGTGAATATGTGGGCCCGGGCTTATGGGCGCAGTCGGCCGAACATGGTGTGGCTGATCAATCAGGACATCGAGCCTCAGCTGTTCGCTATGTCTCTGGCTGTGGGCGTGGGGGGTATCCCCGTATACATGCCCGCTAACGGACTGTCAAGTTCACCCTACGGTTCCCTAATAGGCCGTCCCGTGGTTCCTATTGAATACGCTTCAACTCTGGGAACAACCGGGGATATCATGCTGGCGGATTTGAGCCAGTATCTGAGAATCGACAAGAGTGGCGCCGGGGGCGGAATCCAGGCCGCAACATCGATTCACGTGAAGTTCCTGTATGACGAAACTTGCTTTCGGTTCGTGCAACGCGTTGGTGGACAGCCAATGTGGAGTCAGCCCCTGACACAGTTCAAGGGCGCGAACACCCTGTCACCGTTCGTCGTACTGGCGACTCGGGCGTAAAGAAAATTAGGAGGTAAATTAATATGAACGTAGGCGAAAGAATGGGATTGATGACAATCCTTCCCTCAGTGCATCCGGCAGATGCCGATAGCGGAGTTTTGGCCGGGACATACATCAGCCTGAAGAATCACCAGCGGTGTACCGTTGTGGTGAGTCTGGGAGCCATGAGTGCAGGTACAACCACGATACGGCTTATGCAAGCACAGGACGTGGCTGCTACCGGCGCGAAGGCCCTCAACTTCACCCATGTGTGGAGAATGGGCTGTAAGGTTTTCCACGACGCTCCGGCTGGTGCTTTCCAGGTTGGTGAAGTTCTGACCGGAGTTGGTTCGGGCACAACCAGTGTGATCCATGAGCTTCATGGTAGTTACATGATCGTTTATGAGATCGCAGTGGCGACTTTCGTGGTCGGCGATGTACTGACCGGGGGCACCAGTGGTGCGACGGCAAACGCGTTGACGATTGCGCTCGAGTACGGGCTTAATTGCCGGGTGCCGATGGCTGCGGCGGCGAATACCATCGCCCTGGCGATTCCCGATGAGACCTATGAGATCGAGGTCGATCCGGCTGACTTGGACATCAACAACGGCTTTGACTGCATGTTGGCGGAAGTAAGTGGCTCGGGTGGTACAAACTTTGTGGGTGTCAACTATCTGTTGAGCAAACCACGCTACAAGGAAGAGCCGCAGAAGAGCGCGTATCAGGATTAATCGAAAGAAAAGAACTTTAAGCCAGGGGTTTCGGCCCCTGGTTTTTTTTAAGGAGAGACAAAGATGAGTGAATATATTGCAGGTAAGGCCGTCAGAAAGCTCTTGCTCGGTGTCAAGGTGGACCGGGCTTCGGCGCTTTTGCCACAGACCGCAGCTGCTCCAATCTTCAATATCGTAGGTGGCCGTGTTGCTATGATCGGCATTGTAGGAGAGGTAACAGTGGTCCTGGGTGCCGTTGGCAACATGAGTCTGGAGGCCAATCCGACCGTAGGTACGCTTGCCGGGCTGTGCGCC